CTGTGATCGTCCAAGCCCACCACCTCGGGATGCAGCCGAACGCCGGGGTAATGCCAGGACCCCCGCGGCAATATCGGGCCTGGAAGTCCTCCATCAGCCCCAGCGGAATTTTGAGCCTCTTCGATGCGGTGTGCGCTGTGCCCATGTAGTTCGAAAGATGCCCTCCGCGCTTCGCCATATCGCGGTAGGTGAAGTTTCGGTAGAACACTTGGTTCGCCATTGCCCGAGCGGCCTTCGGGTCGGTGGGCCACTTGAGGTCGTGCCACACTTTCCGAGCGTTGTTGGTGTGAAAGTCCCCACTCTCACAGGCGTCGAGGAGCGACCAGTCATTGAAGAGGCACCCACAAATGAAACCCACATCACGCGCCTCGACCTGCTCGAGGTCTACGTAGCCGAGTCGGAATCCGACGTCGGCTTGGAAAACATGTCGGAGAGAAGGGTCAATATTTTGTGCGTTTCGTCCGGTGCCAAACGCGTTCGTACTTGAAGATGGCCGCCCCGTTTCCGTTCCAACAATGTTATACCCAGCTCGGAATCTCCCATCGCTATCAAGATCACACTCGAACACCTCGAGTTGCTTTGTGAGATCTCTAATCGTAAGGATGATATTGATAAGCGGCGTTGCATGGATGTAGTTCTCCGAAAGTTTCTCGAGCGCCTCGCGATCCACTGCGACGTGGCGGGCACCCTTAACGGACTTCCATTGTTCCGGCAGATGCATCACGTCGTAGAATAGCATCTTGAGTTGCTTCGTCGATGCGTGGTTCAGCGACGGCAGGCCGAAGCCCCCCGACACAATCCGTTCGAACTGGGCGCCGAGCTTCGCGATGCGACGTTTGAGCGCCTTGGCTTCTTCGTATCGGCCAAATGCGTCCACTGCGAAGCCACGGCACATCATGTCGAGGTAGGGGGCTTGAAGCGCACGGGTAAAGGCGTATTGGGGTTCCCACACCGAGCGAGTCGAGGTATATGTTCTCTTCACTTCGGAGAGGATTTCCGTTGTGAGGCAGGCGTCGAGGCCGTTATAGAGCTGCGCGGTTTCGGTTTGGTTGAACCCGACGTTGCTTTGCGAGATTGTCGCAGTATCAACTACACGAGCGATCATAGTGAGGTTTTCTCAATCAGCGCCAACACTATTCCCAGCGGCCCTAACATTGTTCCGTCCAGTTCCTGTGACAACGCAGACATGATTTCGCTCGTTGGAACCCCATGCTGGAGTGCTATACTCGCCAAGGTTGCCATGTCTTTCGCGATGAGGTTCATTGGGACTCCTGGTTTTGCAACATCGATGAAGAGTTCAGCAAGAGTGCCATTACTCCATCTTGTAAATGTTACTACATACGTCAAGTTGTCGTGAGTAAACTCAATTGTCTCAGCGCCTCGACGGTCCGGAAGTTTTGTTCGGGGCATTAGAGTGCCTATACCGTCACAGGTTCAAGAAAATCAACGTGTATGCGATCAGTCTGCCCGTTGTCCCATCGAACCGTGACACACCCGCGGTTATCCTTACGATGGCTTATAATCCTTCCGGAGGAATTTGGAACGCATTTGGAAATATGCACAATTCCGTACGTTCCACGGACCCTAGTGCCGTGGCGGAGAATGCGTCGTTCACTCATCAGACTTCACTTCCTCATCTTTGCCGCGCGTCCGCATTAGCTTCCAGGCGGGTTCGGAAGTATACAAGCTCCCCAAAAACCCCAACCCTTTCCGCATCTCAGGGTGGATTGCGTGGTGTAGCAACATCGTGTCGTCTGCGGCGTTTGCGACGCGGTAGCCATCCCGAAGTAGCCACTGAATGTCGTAGAGGCCGTTCTGGAAGAGTTTTGGGAGGGGCGAAGCAAGGATGCTCCGGCAGAGCCTCCGAGCCCCTAGCTCGTCCTGCGAAGTCCGCCAGTACGACTTGTACGTCGGGGGGTCCTCACCAACGAGGACGAACGGTACCACAAGGCCGTTCGCTCGGCCGACCGCAAACCCGATGGAGGTGATTTGGCCCCCTTTGGTCTCAATGTCGCAGGAGACATGCTCGGTATCGCGCTTCGCGACGAGTTGCGCTTCGCTCCACCACTCCCGAATGTCGTCCAACTCCGGATTAATACGAACCCGGCGTGAAGGACGTTGAAACTCTTTCGTTGCGCTCTCCTGCCACGCTTTGATGAGGTCGCTGACGGTCACACTGCGGGCGCTCCATTGGCGAAGGACGTAGGCGGGGTGAAATGTTGGGAGGATTTTGGGGGGTCCCGGTTGGACGGTCCCCCGTATGTCACTGTGCGACGCCCCTTGGCCTTGTGGCAAGCGCAGGGCGGCCGTCAGGCCCCAAAGTGCCGCTGCCCCTAGTGCCACTACCAGATTCGGCGACGCTGCCCCAACCTCGTCCCTGAGGCGGGCAAGGTGCCCGACGAAATCCTCTCGGACGTAAAGGTGCCTCGGACTCCGAACGAGCGGCGGCAACGGACGCCCCGCGAAAGTGAGGCCCTTTCCGCTTGGGCCGCAGAGCGCGTCGAGTTTGTTGTCGGAGGGGCGCAAGTTAAACACATTCGTCATAGCGATTCCATGGTCCCGGAGCCACTGCTCGCGAAGTGCCATGAAGTATTCGTCGCCCCGAAAGAGCGCCGCTTTCATGGTGTTGTACGCGAGGCCGTCGCCAACTTTGGCATCGCCCAACATCCGGATGAGTTCCTTGCCGGAGTGCCCGATAAAGGGAGCCTGGAGGAGGTCCTCGGACTGGCCCCATGCTTCGCCAACGAGGAGCATTCGCGGGCTTCGCGAGCCACACCATGCGGAGAAGGGTTCGAGAGGGTTCATGCGAGGAGATTCGAACGGTAGTTTGTCATTTTCCTCCCCCATTCAAAGTACTTGTCTCCGCTGCCCTTTGGAGAGCCCTCGCACGGAGCAACTCCGTGTTTGCAGTTCGGACCATTTCGGGGCTCAGCTCCAGCCCCATCACCCGCTCAGCCTTCAACGCTTCCGCTGCCCGGAGGGCGCTCCCGGAGCCGCAGGTCGGATCGAAGACCCTGGAATGCTCATCGCAGAACATCCTCATGAAGTACTTCAACATCGGCTCGGGCTTTGCCGATACGTGGAGGGAGTTGTCCGAGGGGGCGGAGTAGGCGTCGGAGACATACTTCACAATGGGGCGGTCGCCTCGTCCCCCTATTAGACAGGTTTCATAGATATGCCGGGGCGTTCCAGGCGTCAAGATTCCCGCGTTGTCGGACTTGTGCCAGATGAGTGGGAACCGAAGGAACGCAAATCCCGGAATGCGTCCAAAGGCCGCTCTTGTCGCCACTTCGATTTCGTGGCGGTTTGAGTACCAAAACATCACATGGCAACTTTCGCTGGCGAAGCGGTCGAAGTGGGTGACGAAGGCGTCGAGTAGCGCCGCGTAAGTGTCTGGGGTATCGGAGTAAAGCTCAGCATCCTCTCGGTGGAAAGCATTCGACCCCGTCCGATGCGTCAACTCGCCGAGCCCGATGCCATATGGGAAGTCACAATGAAGGAGATTGAACCTCGGGCCAGTGTACGTCGGAGCCCATTCGAGGAAATTTCCTTGGGCTATGGGAAGGACTTGTTGTGAAGGTCCTGCAACGCTAGGTCGTTGCGATAACGAAGACGAAGATTTAGTTCCTTGAGTTCCTTCGCGATCGCCATCAAGCCTAGATTTGTCCCGAGCCAGAACATCATTACTGCTAGACCCGCTATCGCTTCGGTCATCTTCGTCTCCCTTGTCACTTACGTCACTTTCGCCCAGCCATTCCTCAAGTTTGTTCGACTGGGCTCTCTTGAGGCGTCGTTGGAGGAGATTATACGCCTCATTCACCGTGTTGCAATTTCGGACGCCTTCGTCGCTCCAATACTCATTGATGAAGCAATATTTCGCGACGGTCGAGCCATCCGCCCAGCCGAGGGTCTCCCCGGTGTCGTCGTAAGTGTGCGAGGGGTCCTCCTCGCGGAACAGCGAATGCAGCCGAACGACACTCTGGCAGGTGTCCTGCCACGGGAGGTCGAGGCGTTTCGCGTTCTCTTCGAACTCGATGATTTGGATTTCCGTGGCGGACGGACTTCGTGCGAACCTGAACGGAATGTCCGGTAATCCAAGCGTCAACGAGGCCGCGTAGCGACGTTCGCCAGCGTAGAGGATATGATACCCCCGGTCGTCTGGGACCTCTTCGAGGATGATGGGTTGGATGACCCCCCGGAGAGCGATACCCCGCAAAAAGCCCTTCGCTTCCAGGTCGAGTTCGCTCCGCTGGCGCGTGTTGCGCTCGACCCAGATACGGTCGAGTGGCATCCGTCCGAACGTGTTTGTGATTGGCATCTTAGCGAAGCTCCCCAACCCTGTTTGTTCAATTATTGTGAATTAATAATGATCGCCGTTCCGTTTTGGCAACCAGTGAACGTGCTACCACTAATTGTAATGGCACCCGTTCCTGACTCCAGCGGATAGCTCATTACTGTAGGAGTCGGCGTTGTGGATGTCTCCGACTGCGTAGGTGCCGTCTTGCGATCCCGAAATCGCCACACAAACCTGACTTCGGGTTCTTCGAACGAAACTCGCATCGCCCTCCCTGTAGCAAGTTGCCAAATGCCGCAGCGGTTCACCAGAACGCCACTTTCGATGGTCATCCCATGGCCACCAACAACCGTTGCAGCTAGAACCGCTGCGACAATGACTGATCTCATTACTTCGACCTCCGAGCCACGAAGGAGTCGAATTCCGTGCGGTCCTTCGCCTTGCGAAGGTCATCGACGAACTTGGCGAACTCGCACTGTTCGGACTCCAGCTTCGCCAACATTTCCGCTCGATGCTCGTCGAATGCCGCGTTGCCGGAGCCGTGCCAGAATCGAGGCGCCCAGGGCCTCAGCGTTCCGGTCCACGCAAGGTACGTCAGGATCGCAATTCCGAGCGGCCACCAAAAGAGGAACCCTCCGATCATGAGGCCGATCCAAACCGGCTTACCGATGTTTTCAAGTTGCTTTTGAAAGTCTGACATGGCGACACTTCCTTTGTTGCATTTCATGAAGAGCCCCAACGACACCGAACACTCAATACCTGATTCCGGTGCCGTTGGGGGGAACAGGCCCCGCAGAATCGCGTTGGGCGAAGGCCACTCTAGTCCGAACGGCGCTCCGTGATGGCGCGGCCGTCGATTACGAGCTTGACGTCGCTGGCTTCTTTTTGCTCGCCGGTTTTCTTATCGGTGTAGGTTCGCCTCGTGTGGAGCAACTCAGTTTCCTGCCCGACACACTCCGGGAGGTACTCCGAAGGGCGCTTCCCTTGACGCTCCACTCGGCACGAGTCGACGAACATGTTGAGATAGAAGTAGCTGTCCACCTTCGAGGGGTCCACGTGGAACTCCTTGAAGATCCGGCGCTTCGTCACGTCGAACTCCGCGTCCACTCCGTTGGGGAACCTTGTTGGGCGGCATTCGATTGTGATGGTGCCAAGTTGGTCGCTCCACCGGCACGGGCCGACTTTCCACCCTGCGACCATCACGGGGTAGATGCCATCGGGGAGTTCCGGAGGGGCTTTGGCTTCGGAGGTGTCCACGTTGGTAAGGGCAAGCATGTCGACCATCAGAGAGTTCCTTCTTCGGAAGTTTTGTTGTCTTCATCGTCCGATTCGCCCGCGCGGAATTCGTCCGAATCGTCTTCGTCCTCCAATTCGAGTTCGTCCTCATCGCTTTCGTCTTCAGGTTTGGGATTTGGATCAACCATGTAGGGTTCCTCTTCGCTTTCGGGGCACTATGCCCCCTACGTTCCACCTTTGTAGGGTGGAATTTTGACCCTGCATGGCGCGCTCGGGATCAAACCGGGGCACCCACACAGGATTCCGCCGAGTTACCTCAGCGAAACTTTTACTAACGGGAGTCCTTTCCCTTTCGGGGCTTCGCCTTCTCTGGATAGGTCCCGCCGTTCTCCCGCTCCGCGTCGCGTTCGCTCGCCGCGATCGCAATGGCTTGCTTTGCAGAGGTCACTACGGGACCCTTCACGGAGCCACTATGCAACTTCCCTTTGGCGAATTTCTTCATCACTTCGTTGGCGGGCATAGTGCATCCTCAATTCGGATTAGTTTTGCCTCACAAATGTTACCTACAGCTCGTTGGAGCCATGCATTATCACAGACTATTCCAGCAACGATCTCGTTGCTTCGCAAGAGTGCAATAGCAGGCTTTCCGGCCTTGTTCACTGCGGTGTGACAAACATCAAAGTCGAATCCCCTTGCAAAGCCCCGAACCCGAAGCAATCCTTTGTCATCTGCAACAAAGATTGTGGGAACTTCGTCGGGGTGGGTCATAACGAAGTTACTGTTTGAAGAGGACGAAGTTCCCAACTACGCCGCTATCCTTGCATGAAGACCGTCTTCATCGCCGCTCGTAGTGCCGCCTCGGCAGACCCGAATGCGTCACGAGAACGATCTAGCGCGGCTTCGGCATTTATAAACGCCTTTATGTCTGATTGGTGCTTCGCTTTCGCTTTGATGAAGTCGTCCTGGAGCGCTCCCAGGTCGACTGATTTCGGTTTCGTGCTCATTTGTTCCACTCCTTCCTTACGACACAGATCTGGCTGTTTCGGTTTCATGGCTTCGTCTCCAGAAGGTTCCCCTTCACTATGCGGAAATAATCCGCCAATCCTGTCTCGATGGGAAGTTGCGCCGGGGTGTCGAGGTCAATCGACGCAAGGTCAATCTGCGCGGTGCCGATGTTGGTGTTCCGGGTGCAGATGACCCGTCGGGTGCCGTCGCCTGACCCAATCGTCTTCACGAGAAACAACGTATTGAAATACCGCCCGACTGTGTTGTTCATCGCCTTCCCAATCGTCATCGGGTACGCCTTCTCGAACGCCACGAGGTCGTTGTGATCGGGCTTCGGAGCGGGGCGGTTCGGACGATCGGAGCCTTCTTTGAAGAGACTTCCGCCACGATAATCCAGGTGGGTGATGACAATAACGTTGCAGCGGAGTTCCGTGTTAAAGAGTGTGCCCAACACGCCCCGAATAAGATTTTGTGTGTCGCCGATATCGGTGTCGAAGGCTTTGGTGCCCAAACGTCCGTTCAATTTCAAGACCCAATTCAACGCCGCCTGCGACAGAAAACTCAATGAATCAATTACCAGAACTGTATCGGTGTCCCACGTTTCGACCGGGCCATATTTTGGCCAATGATGAAACTGCACAAGCGCTTTGTCCCATGCTGTGCCATCCGGTGCCAATTGAAATCCCTCAACTGACTTCCCCTGTACGATAGTGGTCTTCTTCACTTGTATCATTCCGTCAGTACAAGTCTGAATATCAAGGGACCCACCATTGCGGAGTGTCATGCTCCATGATGCCCCGTCTTCGGAATATGATGCCCTCTGTTGTTTCACTGCCGGGACGCCCAGGATAATATCTGTGCCGTTATCAAGGTCGATGACTCTGACGTGGTAGCCTGCAAGGACCAGCGACGCGAGAGCACCCGTTTTACCGGCTTTGGAATCGCCGACGAGGAGCATCTTAATGGGGCGCTTCATTTAGCAAGGTCCTTCTGGGGGGTGAATTTAAGAAGCTCTTCGCGTTCGGCTGGTTTCACCCCGCAGACGCCACGGAACCTGCACCCGCCATACATGCCACATGCCGCGTCGTTCTGAGGCCACTCATTGTGTTGGAAAGCTTCGCTGAGCCGCCTCAGATGCACCCTTGCATCGTCGAGCCATTCCTCAATCACTTCGCGGGGCCTCGGAACGAACTCTCGTTTGAACGAAGTCGCGTTCGGGCCGACTTCGATACCGTCTAGTAAGATCCCTTCGGTATCGAAGCCGAAGCAAATCGAGGCCGCCGCGACGTATAGCGAAAATTGCCCGTCGGGGGTGTAATTTCGCGCAGTGAGATACTTCGCGTTAGACGATGTTTTCGTATCGCTGACGTACAACGCCCCGTTGAATCGCACAATCCGGTCAATGGTCCCGACGAAAGTGATTTGTTCGTCTGCGAGCCCTGTCATCCCGCTGTCGAACTCGAAAGCGATTTCAACTGCGGGCTTTCCGGACGGAAGTATCACTGTTTCGCAAGCGTCATTGCGGTATTGGTCAACGTACCAGACGAACGTCCGCAGGAGTGTCGCGCGGTTCTTCAGGGGGTCCTCAGCGAAGCCAGGCTTCGCGCGAGCGTGGTCCCAAGTCTCGGTGAGGAGGAACCTAAAGGCCCCCTGGAGTGCCATATCGTGCTCCGCTCCTCTTGCTCGGTTGGTTTCGAAGATCGCTTTCGCTTGATGGATGAGCCCTCCGAAGCGAAGGTTCGGGTCGTCGGGACTCTTCTCCCGCGCCAGGAGCACTTCGTAGAGGTACTTCCTTGAACACGCCTTGAAGACCTGGAACGTTGAGGCGTTCACTCGGGTCTGGGCACCCGTGGTGGGGGAGAATTGGTCTCCGTAGAACGATTGCTTCGGCACGTGGGGGAGCGACAGGAGGTTTGTCATCCACGCACACGCATCTTGCGTTCTACTAACACCAACTCGTGTCCCAACGCCCTTGCAACCGCATTCACTGTAGCGAACTGTGGCCGACACGTTTGGCCGTCGAACCAATTCCGCATAGTCTGAGTAGTGACACCGGATTTATTTCCCACATATGCTAGCGTCACGTTTAACTGGGTGATAAGGGTTCGAACCTTGTCAATTATTGGGTCTTTGTCAACAAAGTTGTAGGATTTGTACGTTCCGATTGTTCGGGCCATTGATGACATCCTTCTCTCCCCCTTAGGGGTTGTCAAAACTCCACATCGCTCCCACCTACGCGGTCGAAGGCTCCGTCAAGAATTACTTTCGTTGTCACTTTCGCTGACGCTTTCGCCCTCTGTGGCTTCGTCCCGATTGCCCTCTCATACCTCTCCCGATATCGCCGAAGTTCCTCGATGTACGCCAGCTCGGCCGCAGGGGACATCTCCTCGGGGGACATCAACGCGAGGTCGGAGAGCGAGCATGGCGACGCTTCCGCCAGGACTTCGGGGGACGTCGGGAACTCGTTAGCCACGGGGAGTTCCTTCCTCGAGTTCCGAAGCAGTGAAATCCCCATCAAGTGAAATTACTTGGCCACTTTTTGGGTCAATGTATTCTTTGATTTCCTTCTCGGCTTCGTCATATGTCACTGTGTGTCCTCCCCACTCCCCTTGAAGAACTTATCCAACGACGGTAGCGGCGTCGCTCCTGACGGAGCTACTCCTGCTTCGCTTCCTCGCAGGCGGTCCAGCCGCCGTGCCAGCCTCTCTTGGTAGTCCCGAACGCCCTTCCGGATCATCTGCCGAATCGCGACGCTGACCCCCAGCTTCGCCTCGGAGGATCGTCCGAAGTGTTGCTGGAGAAACTCCCAGTCGGACTCAAACACCTCGATGTGGCGGGAGACGACGGACTCCTCGTGCTTGCGGGACATCAGAAAAGATCCTCGTTCAGTTGTGCCGTCTCGCGGTTTCCCCGCAGGATCACCAGGTTTCCTTCGGGGTGCCCTTGGAGTTCGCGAAACCTCACCGGTGGAAGCTCCGCATCGGGGTGCTCCTCGCGAGCCCTCGCAAATGCTCGCATCGCGCGTGAGGGATCGGACACCCGGAGGAGTAGCCCATGCTGGGCTTGGGACGCACGAAACATGATATTAAGAAGGTCTGTCAGGATCATGGAGCGCTCCGGCTAGAATAGCTCTGTCAACATCCTCTCCTGCTCCGCCAGTGCCGCATCGACTCGGAGTCTCGCTTGCTCCCGGATGAGGGGGTCGTCCTGGAGGGCGGTCAGGGCGGCTTCGCGCTGAGCTTCGCTAAGGGTGATCCCTCGGGCGGTTTCTTCCGCTGCGACTCGAAGCTCTGCGAGGCGTGCGACCTCCGCGTCGAACTCCCCGGACGTCAAGTCCGGGCGTTCACCTTCGGACCCCCCAATCGGCGCTGCCAGCCTCGTCGAACGTTCCGTTGCAACCCCACGGGGGTCCGGAATCCTCTCCAGTCCCACCTCCCGATCAAATTCCGCGATCTGTCCTGTGAGGTGCCGCAACTCCCCTTCACTAAGTGTCCTCCGGCCTGTCTTGGCCCGCAACTTCTCCAATACTTTGAAGCCCTTCTTGCGGATGCGCTCCGCCCTTGCAACATCGAGCACTTCACGCTCGGCTTCCCCGACTTCACCACCCTGCGAGTACCGTGGTGTCACGCCGAATGAATACGGGCCGATGTTAATGGAACGGGGAGGGGACATGAAAAGGGGTCCGGGAAGGGGAATCAGGGTGGCGTCGCCCTTTAAGGTAGCAGCTTGGGCGGGGCGGCGTCAAGGCAGCGCGCGCGGGCCATAGCGGCATAGTGCGGGCGTGGCTGGGGCAAACCGTGAGGGCGAGTTGCGTTGACTGAGACGCGCTTAACCAGCCCAAATCAAAGCCCACACCACCGGGATTATCATGCCAAGTGATATAGCGCTAATCCAAACAAATAAAAATATGCCATCTTCATTAGAAGCTCTATATTGCCAAAACAAAGCGATAACACATGCATTGACAATAAGTGCAATCGAGACGGTCATATATGATAAGGTATCCATCGTCCCTTCAAAGTCCTTTCTGCGGTTCTAGTTTCACTGCGCCTTATGCTACCGCGATATCGGCGAGCCCGGCTCAAGGCTCGTCTCCCAGCACGGCGCGGAAGAGGTTGTCCGCGACCACCACGTCTAGTATCCTGCGGCACAGGTTCGGGGCAGTGATGCCGCGCGCTGTGGCTTCCGCGGCGAGACGCGCATACGTAGCCGAGCGCATCCGGAAGGCTTTGCCAACGCCCTGGTCATGTACGGGAGGGAGCTCCCCGAGCTTTCGTGCGTGGCTGAGTGTCGTGCGGACAGTGCTCAGTGACACAGCCCTGAGGTCTGCAATTTCCTGATCCGTCAGACCCAGCTTGACCAGACGAATTATCTCGCTGCGACAAGGGGCCTTTTTCCTGGTCATGTCCTCCTCCTAGACGCCATTCAACTTCCCGCCACCACTTCGAGGCGCTTCACCTGCCCCTGCTTAACTGCGTGCAAGAATGCATCGTAATTTCTGACCGACATGCAGCCGTTCGAGTCGCAGTTCTCCCCCATCATACATGGATGCGCCAGCATCCCGGCTCGGCCATGCATGTCGCCGGCGATTGGATTAAGATGCAGGGCTTCGACGCCATGGAAGAGTTCCGCACGCGCCGCGACCTGATACGTCACCCCCGGCGGCGTCG